CCAAGCTATTCAAGTAGTGAAGAAGACTGGGAATCTTTATATATTTCATCAAAAAATGAAAATGAGACTTTGGAATATTATGTTGAAAATGTAATTTATACATGTCCACATTGTGGTTTCCAATCACACAGAACTTTCAGTGATCCAGATTCTGGAAAAGAATTATGTTATTGCTGCCATAATGAAGGTATTAAAACTGGATATAACATGGCAGATATGGTTCTTACAGTATTTGATGTTGAAGAAATTGAAAGTCGTATTACAAAGGATATGTTTGTTTATGCAAATCCATTCCTTATGAGTATTACAAAACATCCAGGACTTGTAAATTACTACCTAACTATAATTAATCAAACATCACTTTTGGATTTCCTTCAATATAATATTGATGTACCAAATCAATTTATCATCAATCAAGCTACTTTTGAAAGAGCTTTATCTAAGGATAAAGAATATTCTGTAAAGTTAAGATTAATGTCATCAATGCAATGGAATCCTGAATTATTAATTCCAGGAATTTCAAATGATGATTATGTTGGAAAACGAACAAATCTTTCAAAAAATTATGTAAGAGTAATGATGATTATTGAAGATGGTGGTGTTGATTCTTGTTATATGGAAATGGTTCCAACATCATATGATAAAGATTTAGATGTTGTTACATTTGAATGTAAATTTAGAACTAATGATCATGTAACACTTGGAAATCAAATGCAAATTCAAGACTATACAAATGAAGAACTTGGATATAATCCATATCTTATGGATTATACATCTACTGAATATACAATGGATGAAAGTGAAAAATTGAAGTTATGGGTTAATGAAAGAGAGTATATTGACGACTCTTCAGAAAATACAGGTACTGAAACTGCTAGTGTAATGAGACTTCGTTCAGCAATTACAGAAGGATCTAATACAGAAGAAGAGGTTATTGATAATTCTGGTATTCGTGGTAATTTCACTTATATCATAAATAAAACTTCTAAACTTATACCTATGACAGATGTTGAAGTTAAATTTGTAGTTCTTTATAAAGAGTATGAAGTTGATGATGATTATGTTTATACAACAAACAACTACCCATCACAACAAGCAATGTTTAGTCTTGTTAATTATAATTGGACAAATATCTATTCTACATTCTCAGATAGAGTAGATTTTATCAAACCTCTTACAATGATTAGAAGCTCAATGTATTTTAGAGATGATAGACTTTATAATGTAGCAAATGGTGATATTTATTTATATTCATCACCAATGATTAAGTATTCACTTATGCAACATTTTGATTCTAATGGAGCATATACAAAAAATGAGTGTGGAAAAACTAATTATGAAATGTTTACATATTTAATCAATCAGTATAGAAACCAATATAATAATCTTGAAACTGTGCTGTATTCTATTATTTGTCAAGCAACATATCTTGATCTTAAATGGTATAATACATATGGTAAGAGTAAAAATTATATTATTGGAGATAGTGATGAAATTATCGATAGAGTAAATATTTCTATTGGGTTCTATATTTATCTTGTTGCTGGAACAGACGCAATCAAAGTTACAGATGAAATTAAATCATTTATTAAAGAAACTATTGAAAATCTCAATACAACAGGTTCTAATGAACTTCATATTTCTAATCTTATGAGAACTATTGAGAATAATTTTGCATATGTAGATCATATTAAATTTATTGGTATTAATGGTGATATTGATGCCTCTGGTTCATACAAAACAACTGATACTATGGGTTATAGTACAGATTACCAGTCAATTAAAAATATCACAAAAGATATTAATGAACTTAGTAAAGAAGAAAGATTTGCATATGTACCAGAAATGTTATGTATTAATAAAGACCAAATTTGTCTTGTTTTATATAACGAAGATTAAAAAAATAAGAGAGTGTTTTTTACACTCTCTTATTTCTATTCTTCGAGATATTTTTGAATATGAATCTTATTTTCTTTTGTAGAATTTGTAACCCGTATATATTTTCCATCTGAATTCATATTATAAGATTTATAATCATATTTCCAGAAAGAATCTAATATATCAACTATCTGTTCTTTAATCCTCATATCTAATATAGGAAATAAAATTTCTACTCTACGTTCTAAATTTCGAGGCATCCAATCTGCACTACTACAGAATACTTTTGGATGACCAGAATTACAGAAATAATAAATTCTTGAATGCTCTAGATATTTTCCTACAACAGATTTAACCTTTATGTTTTCACTTAAATCTTTAACACCAGGTTTTAATGAACAAATCCCTCTAACAATTAAATCAATTTTAACACCTGATTTACTTGCATTGTATAATGCATCAATGATATCTTTATCACAAAGTGAATTCATTTTTGCCATAATATGTGCATTTTTTCCTTCTTTTGCTACTTCTGCTTCTGTATTAATAAGTTTGATAAATTCATCTTTTAGATTATCTGGTGCTACAATTAATTTATTCCATTTACTTGGTTTAGAATTACCACTTAAGAAATTAAATAAAGTTATAGCATCTTTACCAATATCTTCATTTGATGTGAATAATGACATATCAGTATAAATCTTTGCTGTTTTTTCATTATAATTTCCTGTACCAAGATGTGTATAATATTTTAGTTTATCATTTTCTTTTCTTATAACTAAACATATTTTACTATGAATCTTAAGATTTGGGATTCCATAAATTACATGGCAGCCTGCTTTTTCTAAAACTTTAGCCCATTCAATATTATTATTTTCATCAAATCTGGCTTTAAGTTCTACAAGTACAGTTACTTCTTTACCATTTTCAGCAGCCTTTCTTAAAGATTCGATAATTGGTGAACTACTACTTACTCTATAAAGAGTTTGTTTTATTGCTAATACATCAGGGTCTTCAGCTGCTTGTTTTATGAAATCAACTATAGGTTTATATGATTCATATGGATGATGTAAAAATACATCTTTTGAAGAAATTACATTAAAGAGGTTATTAGATTCCAATTCATCATAAACTTTTGGAATATAATCTTTTTGTTTCTTGTCATCAATATCTTTTATTAAATCATAAACTTCCATTAAGAAAGTCAAATCTAATGGACCATTTATTTCATAAATATTATTTTTATTGACATTGAATTTATTTTTTAAGAATTTAAATATAGACTTATTTGTATTTTTCAATATCTCAAGTCTTATTACTTCTCCCCATTCTCTTTCATCTAGTTTCTTTTTAATCTTGTTTAATAAATCTGAAGCATCGTCCTCATCAATATTAAGACCTGCATTTCTAGTAATTCTAAATTTAGACATTTCCAATATATCATAAGATTTAAATAACTTACCGATAAATTCAGATACAACTTCTTCCAATAGAATAACAGATGGCTTATCTTTATCATTTGGAATTACAACTAATCTAGGTAAATTTGTTGGTATCTGAACTATTGCAAATTCTTCTTTCTTAGATTTTTTCTTTTTAATCTTTACGATTATATGGATTGCTTTATTTTTAACTAATGGAAATGTACTACTATTATTAAGAATAATAGGTGTTAATACTGGAAATATTGTATCCTTGAAATATTTTGAGATATATTTCATGTCTGAATCTGAAAGTTGTTTTATTGATTTAACAAAATTATATTTATTTAATCCCATTTCTTTTCTTATAGAATTTTCATAAATATTATATTGACTAGTAACTATAGAATGAACTAATCTATTTATAGATACTATTTGTTCAGATGAAGTCATTCCAGATATATCTCTTTTTTTATATCCAACATTAATCATATCCTTAAGAGATGCAACTCGAACCATAAAAAATTCATCGAAATTAGATGATGCTATGCTTAGAAATTTAATCCTTTCACTAATAGGAAGTTTTGAATCTTTAGCTTCATCAAGAACTCGATTATTAAATTTAATCCAACTAAGTTCTCTATTAAGATATTTGAAATTTCTTTTCTTTTTACCCATAATTATAAATCTCCTTCTTTAATATCTATTAAAATAATATATCAATATTGGGTAAAAATTAAAAATGCTATTTTAAGGTTATTATTATAAAAAATAGTATGTGAGAGAAGGTGGAGAGGGGATGGGAACCAATTTTGTTAAGTTAAATTTCTCTATCTCTCAGTAATTCACGAAGATTACAGAAAACTTACTTAACAAAACTGCAACCAACAATTTAAACAAAGTAAAAATAAAGTTTTATATTTTTTATATAATGGATATCCATTAACTGAAGTATTTTATGATGAAAATATTTCAAAAATAGAATATTTGTTAGTTACATTTGTAAAAACAGGTCAATACTATCAAACATTCATATTTGCACGTGATATTAATTCACATGCATTTATATTACCATATTCTGAATATTATTTATATGCTTTTGTAAAATCTGATGATAATAGTTTTTATATAGAAAACCCCTCATCAGTAGATGTTTCATCATTTAGAATTGTGAAAATTGTAGGTATATATAATTAATAAATATTCTAGGTAGATTATCTACCTAGAATATTTTTACATTAAAAAAACTATTCTTTAAAGAAAGGATGGTGATAATTTGGGTAGATTAAAACGAATTGGAAACCGTATATTTGATGTTGGTACATCAAATACATCATGGTTACAATTAGCATCTGACTTAAAAACACTAGGTGTTAAAAACTGGTATTTTATGTTAGAAGTAAAAGACCCAGAAGTTATAAAGATAGATCCTTACCAATGTGATGATAATGGAGTTTGTACTTTAACACGTGATCAAATAGCAAGAGTTGTAACTGAATGTAGAAGAAACGTTTGGTATTATTTACGTGAAGTAGCAAGAATTCCAGACCCTGGTAATCCTAAAGGAGTACCATATAAAGCTAACAGAGGAAATATAGCACAAGCATTTTTGTTTGTTAATGGTATAGATTCCTGGTTATGCCTACCAAGGCAACAAGGGAAGACACAATCTGCATTATCTGTTCAAGCTTGGGGTTATTCATTCGGTACTACTAATACATCATTTATCTTTGTAAATAAACAACAACCTGATGCTAAAGAAAATTTAGCTCGTATAAAACTTCAGATAGATTTATTACCAGAATATTTACGATTTGAATCATTTTTTGATGATGAAAATGGTAAAACTGTAAAAGCTGTTAATAATGCTACTGAAATGAGACATCCTGTAACAAAAAATTCAATTAAAATTAGAGCTGGTGCTACCACTAAAGATAAAGCAGTATCTCTAGCCAGAGGTCTTACTGCAGCAATTATTCATTATGATGAACCTGAATTTACATTATTCATTAAAGATATTATCGAAAACTCAGTTTCTACATTTGATACTGCTGCTAGAGCCGCAAAGAAAAATGGAAGTTTATATGGAAGAATTTTTACGTGGAAATGCGCGTAAGTAAAACCCTTTTAATTGCTGGGACGAACTTGTTAGGTCATTGGTACAGTGAAGTGTGACAATCCAATGAATAGAGTCAATCAGCAGCGAAGCCTTAATATATAATTAAGGAACGTTCAACGACTATCGAAAGCATAGCTTAAGAGAAAGATTTAAGTGAAGAAGTGAGTAGAGTAGGACTTATAGTCCGAAATAGAGGGCAATATTAATTTGGTAATAGAATTAATATTGAAGATATAGTCTAAACTTTATAGAGATATAAAGATTAATATATGGCACACCAGGAGACTTGGACTCACCAGCAGGAATGTCAGCACAATTTGTACTTGATGCTTGTGTAAGATGGTCAGATAGACTTTATGATATGACACAAGAAGAAATGGAAGAATTTGCTGCAGCTGGTAATAGTAATAGAATTATCTATATAGAATTCCAATACTTCCAAATTGGTTTGGATGGAGAATGGCTAGAAAATATTAGTGCTAAAATTAATAATAACCTTACAGTTCGAAGAGAGATTCTTCTTCAAAGATTACATGGTTCTTCATTATCACCATATGCTCAAGAAGATATCGAATATATCGTAGAACATGTAAGAGTACCAATAGATACTTTGTTTATTATGAAATATTATCAATTTAAGGTTTACGAAGAACTTGATCCTACAATACCTTATATTGTAGGAGTTGACTGTTCTACAGGTACACTTAAAGATAATAATGCTATAACAGGTATTAACCCATATACAGAAAGACCTGCATTTGAATTTGAATGTTCTTATGTTGGTGAAACGGTATATGAACAGATAATTATTGAATTAGTTACAAAACATGTACCACGTGCTATTGTATGTATAGAACGTAACTCAGTTGGTGATGGTGTTATTGACCATTTACTGCAATCAAAGATTGCTTCTAGACTTTATTATGATAAAGCTAAAGAATTAGCAGAATCTAATATGAAAGATAAAGAAACAATCGAATCTATGCTTAAGAAACAAGCATCTATGAAATCATATTATGGTGTTTATACTGAAGGAAAATCAAGAGAAACTATGTTTGCTATTTTAGCAGATAGAATTGCTCAGTGTAAAGATGATTTTGTAGCAGAAAATGTAACACGAGATATTTCCAGATTGATAAGAAATTCATCAGGAAAGATTCTAGCAGGACCTGGTTTAAGGTAATATAGTAACAGGATAATATAGTAAAATTATTGCCTAATTATAAATGAAGATCAGGTAAAACCTCTTTAATTGCTGGAAACTCCTTAGAGCCTAAAGTACCAAAGTGTAATAATCTTTAGGATTGGACAATCAGCAGCGAAGCCTTAATATTAATTAAGGAACGTTCAACGACTATCGAAAGGGTAATTTAAGAGAAATACTTAAATGAGTAACTGAGTAGAGTAGGGAAACCGAAACGGGAGGCATTGATAATTTGGTAAAAGAATTATTAATGAAGATATAGTCTAAACTTTATAGAGATATAAAGATTAATATAAATAAAGTTCATGATGATAGCGTAATGTCATACTTAATTGCTATGTATGTTTTAGTTCATGGTAATAACTTAAGTATTTTTGGATATATTCCTGGACAACGTGAAGAAAGACCAAGAAACCAAGGTTTACTTTACAAGAGTGAATCAGAACTTAGTAAAGTATTACCAGATGATATAGCATCATCTATCGTAGAAGAGAGAAAAAGAGCTAAATTATTAGATTATGAATCTATATTAAGAGAAGCTATCGAATCTTCACAAAATGAGACTGCAAAAATTATGCAAAGTTCTATTAATATGAGAACTGAAAATTCTGAAAATGTAACACCATCTGATTATACCACATATGAAGATGAATTTTCAGATTATGATATGTCATTTTTTAATGAAATGAATGGTCTTAAAAATAATAATGATGATGGAATGGGTGGTTTTCCTTGGTAAAAATAATAGAGTAAGAGTTTTTTAACTCTTACTCTATTTTATTATCTATACCATGCTGAAATACAAAAAGTATTATTTGTAGATGTAACCCCACCTGTTTGATATATTGCAGCTGAAATAGTAAGTGTTTTATTTTTGTAAACTCTACAATTTGCAGCTAATAAATATGTTGTTGAATAGTCAGGAATATAAAAAGCTTGACCTGTTCTATATGTTATCACATCAGCATCATCAAATTCTAATTGATTTTTTATAAGTCTGTGATATAATGTCCAATCTGTATTATCAATATGGATATTTATTATAAGTTCAGTAGTTATATCATATCCAGAAATATCTAATGTATGACTTATTGCAAATGTATCATCAGTTGGTATTTGTTTAAATTGCTTGTTGCAGTTTTGTTAAGTAAGTTTTCTGTAATCAAAGGAAATTATCGATAACTAGAGAAATTTAACTTAACAAAATTGGTTCCCCCTTTATCATAGTACTTCCACATATACAAGATAATTAGAAAAAGAAACATAATAAATACCATTCATTGTTACATACAAATGTAAGTTTTTCTACACCACTAGAAACTGTAATTGATGCATATATAGCTCCAGTATTATCTCTAAATTCTATAATTCTATTACTAACCAATGCACATAATGGTATTGTTATATATTCATGACTTCTGTTATTACCATTCCATAAACATGCAGATATGAAATTTATATTTTTATCTGTTGGAAAGTCTATAACTTTTGTTCCATTTATACAATTATTTTTATTTACATATAAATGATCAACATAATTAAACATTTCTTGTTGGTTGCAGTTTTGTTAAGTAAGTTTTCTGTAATTCTCGTAAATTATCGATAACTAGAGAAATTTAACTTAACAAAATTGGTTCCCCCATCCTCTCCCTTATGGATTTTATTGATATATCATTTATATGAAATATAATAAAAGGAGATAAATAATATGAGTGAAAAAATTAAAACTGTTATAAATAATGGAGTTGAAATACCAAATGAATGCGATTGTATTTGGTGTGGTGGAAAAATGCATAGAAAAGGTGCATGTTATATGGGTGCTGGTACAAATCAATTTTCTTTATGGTGTGAAAATTGTGGTGCTGTAGTAATTCATGCTAAAAACTTTTCTAGAGAAATCGAAGGTTTTACTATTAAATTTGATTTGAAAGATTCAAAATAAAATATGTAAAAATAAATATATTAAAAGATATATTATTTTGGTGTAAAAAGAATATAGAAAGGGTGTGATTTCATGCCTAAAAACTTACAACTGAATATTGGTAGATACAGACATAAAGCAAAAATAATATTAGAAGATGCTGTTGTTAGTGTATCAGAATCTATGCACCTACCAAAAAGTAACGTGTATAGAAAATGTAAATTTCGTTCAGAAAGAAGAAAACTTTCTAAAAGAATAGAAGATTTTCGATATATGGACGAGATGGAAATACACAAATTGTTTGAGACCTATTTTAAATGTGAACTCGATAAGATATTTCAGGAAGCTGCGAAAAGTAAGAAAGTGAAATGATATAATATTATTGTGAATAGAAGCAAAAATAATAAATAAAATCAGTTGTTTCTATCAAAAAAGTTCATAGCGTGACGTAATAAAAACAATCGTCAGCAAACAAAATTTATTACATGTGGTGGAGATAATATCAAGAGCCAAGAGGTTAGTATGAAAAAGAATTCAGTAGTAAAGAAAGTAAACAAATCAATCGATACAGTAGGAAAGAAACTCGGAATGAACTATTTCGAAAGAAGAAAATTCCGTCGTACAGTTGGTGGATTCGGATACGACGTTGCGGTTGCAACCGTAAGTGGTCTCGTAATTTCTGGTATCGAAACAATCGCTTATGGTGTTGGTAGAGTAACAGGTGCAGCATTCAATGCAGTATCTGACGGCGTTGAAAATATTCGTTATCGTATTGCAGCAAAAAATGCTGAATGTGAAGACGATTATGAAGACGATGAAGAAATTGATGAAATCTTCCAAGAAGATGAATTCGAAGATGGCGAACCGGAAGATGAAGGTACAGGTAATACTGGTGACGATGAATAATTCATTGTCGCTAATTACATATGGTTCTCAATGTACATCGTACTGTATTAACAGTACAAAAGGTCTCAATGTAAAAACGTAACCATATTGGTTACAAGAGGGTCTCAATGGAAATGTGGGGTGATTGATTTTATCAATTGCCTCACATAATAAAAATTTTATTTTTTATTATGAAAGGAAACTATGATGATTAGTATTATAGAATTGAAACTTCAAGAAGAAGAAATAAAAAGTTCCGAAGCTCTACTTAAGCAATATAAAAAAGAAAGAGAAGATTTGAAACGTGGTGAAGGTCTTGCTAAAATGATGCATTCATCTGAAATACCTGTAGCAATTACTATGTTAACAGAACATATCGAATCTTTACAATCAAGTATTAATAGTATGAGAAAAAATCATGCAACTCTTTTAAGATTATCTATTGATTCTGTATCAGATGAAATTAAAGAATCTACAGAAAGATTAAATCATGAAATTAGTCTATTGAAGAATTATCAAAATGAAAATGAGTAAGTGAAATAAATCACTTACTCATTTATTTTTATCCTTCATATCCAACTGGATATTGAACAAGAATTCTATAATCTTTAGGTTCTATTTTTTTCTTCATAATTACATCAAGAGATTTATATAATCTATTCTTATATGCAACTAAGTATTCTAATGAATGCGGAACTTCAAATTTTTTAGAGTATTTATCACTCTTTAATATGTCAATATAATATTGAACCGTATCAATCTTACTTCTTGTATAAGATAATAGAAGTAATTTGTCATCATTTGTTTTGATTTTATCAATCTCTACAGCAATATAGTCCAAATCATATTCAGGTATTTTCTTTAGTTTCTTTTTACTAAAGAAGAACTCTGTATAGTAATTATCAAGAATATCATTTACTGATTCACACACCATTTCCATCTTCTTCTTATCATCTATAGAAGAGTCTTTAAATGTGCTTTCTGTATATTCTTTAGAAAGTACAGAAATCATATTCTTTACATAAGTACTTGGAACCTTTTCTGAAAGAATTGCAAAATTACGTTTATTTAATTTTGATTTTCTTTCTTTGAAATTATTTATAGTATCAATAGAAAACTTCATTACAGATTTCATTGACTTATCAGGATCATTAGAAACCTTTGAAGAAAATTTATCTAATACTGAAGATAATTCCATTCCATAACCTAAATTTTTTGCATAGTTATCTGCAGCAATTTCAGTTTTTAAATCACTGATTCTATTATTTGATAATGAACAAGAATCAGCAACTGGTAAAGATAAAACATTACCAAAGTTCTGAGATTTTAATACTGCTTTAATTCCTGTATGTAAATTAGCAAATTCATATTTAATTACTCTAACTATTCTATTCGGAATAGAATTACTATGGATTGTATGACCTACTTCATGTAATAAAAGAGCAGTACATTCTCTAGCAGATATTGGTACTAATGAATCATCTAAAACTCTTCTATCTATTTCTATGTTCCAAACAGTGTTTTTTGACCATAATTCATGAATTACACTTACAGATTCTTCCCTTACAATAGATTCCACAATTCTATCGATTGTAGCAATTTCAGGAAATACTGACATTACAAAACATGGATCATTTCTCTTTGCTTCTATGATTGATATATTAAACGTCTGATCAAATACCTCTTTTAAATTTCTTTCAATATCTCTAAGAAGATTTACTTTTCGTCTATTCTTCTTTAATTCTTCAAAGCATTTATCAATACGTTCAAATCTAATTTTTTGAGCTTCTAAATTCATAACTTAATGCCCTCATTTCTTATAATTACGTATTAAATGAATGTTTTCATGATTTAATAGTTGTAAAAGATAAATAAAAATAAGAGTATATTATATTTTTAGTATTATATAAAAAGGAGATTTTAAAATATGACAGGGAGAGAATTTAAAGCAGCATTAGAAGCACAAAAACCAATTATCAAAGGGTCTATGGGAGATTTTGACCTTGATAAAACAGCAATTTTGATTTTTGAAATATTGGATAATAATTCCGATATTACAACAAATACTATGCTTATTAAATGCACATCATCAATTTCAAAAGAAAAACATAAGTATATTCTTGATACAGTTATAGCTCAATTCTATAATAAGTATCCAAGAAAAACTATACTGGATATAAGAGTTTCAATAAAATATCCAGGAAACCAATCAGAAACCATGTTAACTACAATTGAAGATAATCATCTAACTTTATATAATTTAAGTGATTCATATAAAGAATTAATAAAATCAAGAATACAACTTTTTGAAGAAAATAGAAGTTTTGATGAAAAGAGATTTAAACATTTTGTATCTTTTTATAGATCTCAAACACATGTATTCATTACAGCAATATTTGCTAAGTATGTAAGCAAACATGCAATAAATTATAATGTATATATTGGAAGACCAGAAATTTATACTGGTTTTACAAATGATGATTTAAGTATTTGGGTTTTGAGAAACTTTTCATGTGATTTATTACGATATGTATTTAAAATGAGTAAACGAGATTTAATGTTAAAAGACTATCAAAAAACAGTAGTAACTAGTAAATTCATAACTAATACTCATAAGAGTTATTCAGTAGGTAATTTTATAAAGATTAGTGACGCTGATAAAATTATACATATTATTGATAGTTATTTAGGATTAATCGATAGAACTCTTAAAATGGATAGTTTTGATTATTTAGACTACATATACGTTCAGATAATAAAATATCTAAATACAAGAGAATACAATTCAATTATTCCAACCACAGTAGTTTAAAAAGAAAGGTGATAAATTATGAGTAAAAAGAAGAAAAACAAAAAAATCACTGATAAATATGAAGACTTCAATATTTCAGAAGCATTAGAAAAACTTTTGAAAAAAAGAAGAAGTAAAAAAGATGTCAAAAGTATTTGGCATTAAATTTTATGATTGTAAATGCTATAAGCATTTTCAATAAATAAAAATAAGGAGGTAATAACAATGGCAAAAGAAACAGTAAATGATGTCTTAACAGCCATCGCTGCAAAGCTTGACGATAAAGGGAAAAGAAAACTTAATCGTTTCAACAGAACAAGTTTTGAAAGACTTTTGAATGCAGCAGCAAGCGATCCAAATTTCTCATCAGAGGTCGCAATTATTAAGAAAGGTGAATTTGCAGGTTACAAAGAAATTGCATGTGGACAAGAGTTCAGAAAATGGATGAGACGTCTTGTAGAACGTGCAGGTATTGATGCTAACGAATCATCTGTTGTTGAGGATCCAAACTTCCAAGTTGGAAATATTGGATGGATGTATGATTTCTTCGCAGAGGTTCTTTGGTTATACCTTGAAGGTAACAAATTCGATTTACCTAAGAAAGAAGATTTTGCAGCAACGATTGCTCTTAAAGAAGTTGATGAAACTGTAAAAGTTTCAGAAGTTAAATCACCTTCTGATGGAAAAGTAATCGGTACATTTGAAACTACCAAGAAAGCACATAAAGTACTTTCAGTTAAATCAAGCTGTCCTAAATACCTTACAAATAGAAGACAGGTATAAAAGTAAAGGATGGTAAAAAATATGAAAAAGTTTTGCTCAGTTGTTATAAGTTACGTTATCACAGTAGGAACAACTATTGCTACAGTTTTAACAGTTCTTAAAATTAAAGATTCAAAAAGAAAAACTATCAAAATTAAATATCTTGACCCCGATGTGAAAATTGAAGAGATTGAACAAGGTGATTGGATCGATCTTAAAACATCAAAAGATATACGACTACACAAAGGTCAAAGAGGAGATATTCCACTT